GATGCAGCTTTTGGCATTTCTAATGTACCCTTACCTGTGACCTGTATCACCCCAAATTACGACTGGGGTACTCTCAACTGGAAACGCTTCACTGCTATGTTCCAGCAAGCGGATACAATCACCACGACCATCAATATTGCTTATTCTGATGATGACTATCAGACCTTCAGCACTCCCCGGACGATGGGCCTGCAGTTCCCGCTGAAGCAGTTACGCAATTGTGGCAGCTCCCGTCGCAGGGCCTGGAAGATGACTCATAGCGACTCCACCAGCCTCCGACTGTATGACGTGAAGTCCCCGGTTACGTTGGCAAATAGGTAGTTTCTCTCTCACTTTACTTTAGAGTAATCCCGGTGAAAAACACAACATACATAGCTGGCGGGGTATTCGCCAAAGAGTGGCAGGCTCACAGAGCTGGTGACTACATAGAGCAACATCAACACTCATTCGATCACCTGAGTTATCTAGCCTCCGGGGTTGTTGAAGTCGAAGTTGGTGGGCAGAAGATCATCTACACTGGCCCCACTGGTGTCCGTATCGCTGCTCATAAATCCCACAAGGTCACCGCACTGACCCCTGGAGTCCTCTGGCTTTGCATCCACGCCATTCCCGATGAAATTCGTGATGCCAGTTTGGCTGAAAAGGCTCTAATAGAATGAAAAATATTCTGACAATTGCTCGCGGAATTAATGTCATTCCACTACAGCTGGATTTGCAGCGACAGCCTCAATTGTGGAACCAGAACACCGCCAGAACAGAATCCCCCGCCAGCCCCCACAGAGAAGCTGATGATATCTGGGCACGCTATGGGGAAGGGGAGGCTCTTATTGAAGACGCCCATCAGAGCCTATGGCTTTCTGCTGCTGACCTCATCCCAGAAATAAAAACCCATGCTAGGGCAGTGCTCTCTCTGGTTAAGGGAGATGCTCTTGGGGGTGTCCTTATCACTCGTATTCCTCCCGGCCGTAGAGTGTATCCGCACGTAGATGGGGGCTGGCATGCAGGTTCTTACGACAAGTTTGCTCTGCAAATTGCGGCTCACCCACAGCAAGCTTTTTGCTATGAAGATGGGCAGCATATTACTGCTACTGGAGATCTATTCTGGTTCCATAACCAAGCAGAACACTGGGTTACCAATGATTCTCCCTGCGATCGCATCACCATGATCGTTTGCGTAAAACTCGACAAACCTTTTAATGGAGGTGCATAATGCCTTGGGGATTCGCAGGAGCTGCCATAGGTGCGGTGGGAGGTATTGTCAGTTCTTCCATTTCCGCTAACGCCTCAGAGAGCAATGCCCAAACCGCTGCTAATGCGGCTGACCCATTCGCCAGCCAGCGAGGGCAGTATCAACAACAGCTTTCCCAATTGATTAACAACCCCTCCTCGATCACAAGTACTCCGGGGTATCAATTTGGTCTCCAGCAAAGTCAGAATGCCGTGGAAGGCAGTGCTGCAGCTAACGGCATGGTGAACAGCGGGAATGTGCTGAGCGCCCTGTCTACTAATGCTCAAGGCTATGCCAGCACACAGCTAAACAACCAAGAATTGCTGCTGGCCCAGCTTTCTGGAGCTAACGTGGGCTCTCCTGGAACCGCTGGCCAGATCCTTCAGGGGCAAAACCAGACCAACCAGCAGAATCTTGGCGCTGGGGTCTCTGCTTTGACCAATGGTATTTCACAAGGTGTCAGCAGCGGTGGCTTCCAAAGTGCCTGGAATTCCTTTGGAGCTTCCGGTAGCGAAAACTCTGGGGCATCTTCCACCAGCACCCCCGATGACTTGATCAGTGGCTACACCGGCTAAGGAGAACTATCATGGCAGGATTAGGTGGATTTCTCCTGGGGGCGGTGGAAGCCTACGGGAATGAGCAGATTCAAGGGGCAAAGATGGGGGAGCAGCAAGCTCAAACTGCTCTGCTAAAGACAGAGGCACAACGGGCACAGCTTCAGCAGCAGCAGATGCAGCAACAGATGAAGACCCAAAAGGATATTGGGGCGTTCATCAAATCGCAAACCGACCTGGAAGGGGCTGATGCTGCCTTGCCCATGAATCAGGCGAAGATGTATGGCAAGGCAGCTGGATTGGCAGCTTCCCAGGGGGATCTTGCGTCCGCGAAAGAGATGACAGAGCTCTCGAAGCAGGCATCTGCAGAGGGAATCGAGCAGACAAAGCAACTGGCGGCAGCGCAAGCGCAGAAGAGAGAAACTCTTGCAACTATTGCTGACAACACGCCGGAACAACCTACTCGTGAGCAGTCTCAGGCTCTGGTCAAGGCTGCTGTTGAGGCAGGTGTTGATCCGACTACTATTCCGCTGGCCGGCACTCCTGCGTTCCTTGCCTGGAAAAACCAGCAGCAGCTAGCTGGCATGGACTCGACTAAGAAAGCTGAATTCGTGCAGAAGGCTGCTGACACCAAGCAGCGCCGTGATCAACAATGGGCTGAACATGAGGATAATGTCAGCTTGCGTAGAGCTACTATGCAGCAAACCGCAGCCTTCCGAGAGCAAACCCTTGGCATGGAACGCCAACGACTGCAGGATAGTGAAGCCGCGCGCAAAGATCGTGCAGAGAAAGCTCCCCAGATGTTTAAAGGCCCTGATGGCGATTATGAATGGGATCCTGAAGGTAAGGTTAAGGGAGAGCGTCTCCCGGCTGACCCTCGCTACGGAAAGGTCAGTGATCCTGCTCTTACCTCTGCCCAAAAACAGGGTGTTTCTCGTGGATCATTTGCTGCCTCGGAAATCTCTCGCGGGCTGTCTAATGTCAATAAACTAGATATGACAGCAGCAGCTAGCCCCTTCAGCCATCTCGGAGCTAGTTCTCCAATAGATGCTCTGATTAAGGTAGGTTCCACTGCTCTCACCCCTGACCAATCTCGGATGATTGATACAGCTGCAGCAGGGTTGGGGAATCAGTTGGCCAGTTTGGATTCTTCTATGGGCGGTCGGATGGCTGCAGGGAAGTCTCAGGATGACCTGCAAACCTCTGCAGTGCGGCAAGCGGGGGATAGTGGTTTCGTAGCTGCTTACAAACTCGCAAATGCAAAAGAACTCACAATAACTGCTTTGAAACACTTGCCAGGGCATTTCGCAGATACGGCGGACGGAAAAGAGCAGATTGCCGATATCGAAAAGTCCCTCCCCTGGACGACTGATGATGTGCTGGCAGCAATGCGAAAAGATCCGAAAGCTTCGGATAAGGAGATCAAAGGTCTTGTGGCAGCGTCCGCTCGATTGCACGCTGTTACGGAATCGGAAGCGAAAAAAGTGGGTGATGTAGGAGGAGTTCCACTTCCCGGTGGTGGTGATCCTGGTAAAGGTACTTCCGCACCCCCGTTGCCAGCTGGTTGGACTGTTACTGCACATTGAGGATTTATGCCCGATTTCACTCTGACATCACCGGAAGGTAAGAGCTATACGGTAACGGGCCCCGAGGGGGCTACCCAAGAACAAGCCTTCCAGGTGCTGCAACAGCAGCTTTCTGCAGGTACTGCGAAGGAAGCCGCCCCTTCCACAGCCGGTAGCCGAGCAAAGCAAGCCATTGCCGACCTCAAGCCTGACCTCAAGATGGACGAAGCTGGCAAACCAGTCCCTACCCCCACAGTCAAATCGGCTCTGGAGGCTATTGGTACTTCCACAGCCTTCGGCGGGGCTCTTGGAGCAGCCTCTCCCGAAATCCTTACTGGAGCTGGCTATGCGCTTAGCTTTATCCCTGATGTTGGACCGACGATCGGTGCGGCTCTCATGGAAGCAGGCACGGCAGCTAGAGCTTCCAGGCTTGCCTCAGCCGGGGCCGGTGCTCTGTCAGGCCTTGTTGGGGAGGCTGGAGGACAGACAGCAGAGGCCGCAGGAGCCTCTAAGGGAACCGCAGATGCAGCTAGATTGGTTGGGGGGATGGCAGCGGGTCCGGGAATAGCACTGGCAGCGAAAGCAAAAGGGTTGTTCGGGGCAGTGGCAGAGAAACTGGGCTTGATGGCTGCTACGGATGCGAATGTGGGGAAGGCTGCGGCAGCTCTCAGAGGTGTTGAGGATGCTGGAGTGCCTGCTAATGCACTGCATCAGACCTTACAGCAAGGGGCAGATGCGCATATCCAGGACGCTCAAAAAGCCGGTGAGAAGGTGATGGCGGATGCCCGGCAGAGAGCGGCTGATGTTGGCTCGCAAGATGCGAAAGCGGCTCAGAAGGTGCTGGACGATGGGAAGGCCCGTGCGGATCAGATCGTTGCTGAGGCAAAGAAACGGGCAGCGGATTTGAATAAGGCATCTGGAAATCGGATGGCTACCGCTGGAAAGGTGCTGGCACAAGCAGAGCCCTCGTTGCGGGTAGTTGGGCAGCCGAGAGAGATCTCGGATATCGGTAAGGAACTGCAAACGGCAGTCTCGCAGGAGCATCAGGCAGCACTGGATGCCCGGACGCAAGCATACAACAACCTGAAGGACCAGCGGGATGCGATAGTAAAGAGCAAGGAGCAAGCCGGGCAGACTGTAGAGCAGACTGAAGGGATGAAGGATCTGAAGAGCTATATCAAGGGGAAGGTAGATAGCAACGCATCCCCACGACAGACTACAGATCAGGGAACCCTTCGGGTGTATGGGCAGGTGAATGAGGCCCTGCAGAATCCGTCTTTTGAAGCACTGGATCAGGTGAGAAGGAAACTTGGCGATGTGCTCGGCGGTAGAGATGTGGAAGGATATTCGGCGGTGGGGAAGGATGTGGCTGGGAAGTTGTATGCGAAGATCAGCGACATTCAAAAGGAATTTGTAGGTAAGGATGCTGCGGGCACCAACCTTCAGCAAATGATGCAGGAGCAATATCATGATGCGTCGCTGGGACTTAGAAAGTTTGGCACGGGTGCGGGCGGCAAGGCAGCAGCGATTGACCGAGTTGACCCGGAGAGATTTGCCGCTGACCCAGCTGGTGTCCCCAAGCAGTTCTTCTCTAGCCAGCAATCAGTACGCGATCTCAAGGAACTCACCGGAGATTCGGGACTGGTGCAGAGAGCAGGGAGCTCTTACGTTAGTAGCCAATTACGAGGGATGTCAGCAAAGCAGGTCACCCAATTTGCTCAGAAGAATTCGGACTGGATTAGGGAAGTGCCTGGATTATCTAAATCGGTAGCTGACTATGCAACGAGACTTGGAAAAATTGAAGCGACAGCAGCAAAGGCTGGCGCGAGCGCGGAAGGACTGGCAAAACGGGCAGGAGCTATCCTACCGGAAGCGGAGGCAGGCGCAGCGAAGGAAAGGGCAGATGTCGTTAGCAGAGTCGGAAAAATGGGAGAAGGCTCGGTAGATACACAACAGAGAGTGCTGCAGGAAGGAGGGAAGGCAGCGGAACAGGCTACGAAAGCAGCGGCTGCGCCGGCAAGCAATCTGAAGGCTATTCTGAATGGCGGGGAACGGCCAGAGGCGGTGAGGGATCTGCTGTTGAATGGCAAGCCTGAGCAGACCCGGCTGGCAGCTAGGATCAGCTCGCAGACTCCTGAAGGAAGAAAAGCACTGGAAGGGAGCGTGCGGCAGATCACAGCTGATATGAAAGAAGGGGCGTTGCAGAAACAGTGGAATGAGCGGTTGAAACCTATGCTCACGGATGGGAAGATGCTAGATAGTAAGAGAATGGCTGCTCTCACTAAGGACGTGGAAGGGCTGCTGAAGGCCTACTCGGGGAAGCCTCCGGTCGGGCTGATGCAGAGGATGATTATGGGAGCGGTGTATTCGGCGGGGGGTAATTACGTGGGGCAGGATTCGAGGGAGTAATTAACCGCTATTACTATTTTGTAATCCCGGTCGATTAGTAACTGATTGGGAAAGAAGAGATTTTACGTGAAGTAGTGCAACGGCTACAACGGCTCGTGAATCGGGGGAGTACCTATCGAGCGGGGCATAGGCTCCGGGGGAGTGACGGTAGGATTCCGCGAGCCCATTTTGATCCCCAATCGATACGATCAGGCAAATTCTCCATGATATAATCCTCAGTATTCCATTAAGTCGAGGATCCTATGATTGCCAATCAACTTAGAAGAAAGACCCCAGCGGAGTTGGTGGATTTAATCAACCTCCCGGAAGATGTGGATCCTTGGGTAGCAGCTTTTGTAGCTGACATGAGAAACCTCCGTAACCAGCAGGGCGAATCTCTCTTCCTCTCCGTTAAGCAGATTATGAAAATTAGGGAGATTTTAGGTGATAAGGTTGCAAAGAAAGCGAACAAGATTGTGGCTAAACAAAAGAGATCTGGTAACTGACTCTACTAGGTAGAAACACCTATTGACAGGTTTGCTTGAAATCGATATAATAGAATCGTGGATTCGACGGGGGTGCTTCCGTCTGTAGCTAGGGGCAATTTCCGGTTTTTGTAACCCAGCAAACCGACCGGCATTTTTCTAGTAGTCTCCCCCCTCCCCCATTCAGTCTAGTTTTCGAGTTTCTCGCCGGGATTACTAATTAGTAATAGCGGTCGAAAACTCCCGGCGGTACGCCGTGCCCCTCCCGTCGCAACTCCACTCTCCTTATAAGTAAGAAGAACCGAGCTACTTGCTGCTATAGTAGCTCCCATCACGCGCGCACGTAAGAGTAACTGGTACTCTTAAGGGAAGTGGCGCACCACATTGTAGGGGGCACGGCCTCCGGCCGGGACTTACTAGTAATGAAGATCCTCCTAATTGATAGCTCCGCATTCTTTCTGGACTTCGCCATGCGCTGCGAGGCTCAGGGTCACGACGTGCGGATGTGGGTAGCTCCCGACGAAAAGACCTTCGAACGGGTTTCCATTGGCGACGGGCTAGTCAGAAAGGTCCCGACCTGGGAAGGGTCAATGTCATGGGCAGACCTCATTCTAGTAAGCGACAACTGCCGCTATATGAAGCGGCTGGAAGGCTACCGACAACGCGGGTTTCCTATATTCTCGGCGAATGTTGAAGGTACTTCCTGGGAAATGGACCGGTTGAGGGGACAGGAAGTGCTGGAGCAAGCCGGAATCGAGTGCTTGCCCTGCATTAAATTCTCTAATTGGGACGATGCGATCTCCCATCAGAAAGCCAATTTGGATGTCCGTTATGTCTGCAAGCCCTGCTCCGATGTGGATAAAGCTCTGTCCTACGTCAGCAAGTCAGCAAAAGACATGATCTTCATGCTCCAGCATTGGAAGCGGACGATTAAAAAGCCATGCCCGTTTATCTTTCAGGAATTCTGCCCTGGGATTGAAGTGGCTGTAGGTGGCTGGATGGGGCGGAATGGGTTCCTGGGCCATGTGCTGGAGAATTTCGAGCACAAAAAGCTCATGAATGATGAGAAGGGGCCGAACACAGGAGAGCAAGGAACGGTTATCAAATACGTTCCTATCGGCGAGTCGAAGCTGGCTCGTGAATTACTCTTACCTGTAGAAGCGGAATTGATCCGATCCGGCTACACTGGGTATATCGACGTGGCCGTGATGCTCGGAACAGAAGGTCCGCGTAAGGGCTTGCTAAATCCGCTCGAATTCACCTCCCGACATGGCTGGCCACTGTTCCTAATTCAGCAGGTCTTGCATCACGATGTGGTCAGCTGGATGAAGGACGCGGCCGATGGCCGAGATACCTTCCAGCCGTCTGATGAGATTGCTGTAGGTGTGTTCCTATCGATGCCGGATTTCCCTTACCACCATCTTAAGGAAGACCAGCTCTCCGGCTTCCCTGTCTGGGGCATCACTAAAGAGAACCGTTATTTCTTCCATCCCTTCAATATGAAACTTGGAGAGGGGATTGATGATAAGGGAGCCACGGTCCCCATGATGGTGACGTGTGGGAATGCTATTGCGACCGTGACGGGTGTCGGTAGGACCGTGGAGGAGGCGAAAACCGATGCCTACGGCCATCTTTCGGAGCTGGAAATCCCCAATTCTCCTATGTACCGAACCGACATCGGCGACCGACTCCGCGATCAGCTGCCTATCCTCCAGAAGTATGGCTACTGCACTAGCTGGAGCTACTAATGTCAGGTCAAAACAACCTGGTTCTCCCTCCGGTACCCCCAGCAGGAGCCGACTCCAAATGGTTTCAACAGCTGCAGGCTACAGTTAGCTGGAATTTCAATGCTGCAGCTCCTACAGCAAAACGACCTAACAATGCATTGATCGGTCAGCACATGCTGGATACGACCTTGAATAAGCCGATCTGGTGCACTGCCGTGAATCCTCCAGTGTGGCGAGATGCCACGGGCACTGTCGTATAGGGTTTTCGACATACATTAACTTTTTGTAATCCCGGTGAGAAACGAAAATGTCAGGGAAAGGTGAGGCAGACTACTACAAAAGCGGAGAGTGGAATTTCGTCTGCGACCTTTGTGGTAGGAAGAACAAATCTGGAATGGCCATGTTCACGTGGAATGGCCTGTATGTCTGCCGACATCATAAAGAGGTTCGTAACCCCCAGGATTTTTTACGTGGTGTGAAGGATGATCAATCGGTTCCCTGGAGTCGCCCCTACCACCCACCCCGCTGCGACACTACCGAATTCCCTTATGTCGAATTCTGCACCTTGCAGGGAGAGAACTCCATCCCCGGCTTCGCCATCCCAGGTTGCACCGTGCCTGCTTTCGTCAACACTGCCTTCTACCCGTCCATCCAGCAGTATCGTGGCTGGGCGATTCAGGACACCTACGGTTGCCCGATCCTCGATACCAACGGCCAGATGATCTACCCCCCAGGTACGCCTTCCGCTGCCAACCCTCCCCGCCCTGGCGGTCCTGTCTACGAACTAGACATCAATTTTATTCTCGACGTGAGTACCCTGGGATGAAAAAACTTCTCTTAACGGCAGCCCTGTTGTGGTCTGCCGTCGCCTCAGCTCAGTTCGTTCCTGGGCAGGTTCTCACTGCTGCAGAACTAAACTCCGCTTTTGCTCTCTATGCCCCTCTCACTGGAGCCACTTTTACTGGTCCTATCGCTGGCACCAGCGCCACTTTCTCTAGTCTAGTTTCCGTTCCCGGGTTGACAGCTACGGGCACCATCTCCTTGCCCCTGGCTTCCCTGCCACTGTCATATTTAGCCCTACAAGCTGCTAATACCCTGCTGGCGAATGCCGCTGGATCTTCAGCTTCCCCGACAGCAATTTCTGTACCTTCCTGCAGTACTTCCTCAAGTGCTCTGCAGTGGTCATCTGGGGTAGGATTTGCATGTAATACGTCTGTTAATTCCGCGACCCTTGGCGGAGTTGCGGCTGCTTCCTATTTAACAACTGCCTCTGCTGCTTCCATT